TGTCGACCATATCTTTGCTCCTGAAAACCCCCCGTCTTTACGACGGAGGGCGCGTTCATCAAGACAGGATGTCGTCCTCTTCAACGTCAAAGACTTCATCAACGTTGACTCGGCCGCCCGACAAGCGTTCGCCGTCGCTCTTCTTCTGTATCGCCTCAAGGCCAGGGCTAACGCCTTTGTTCTGGGTGCTGGCATACGCGTAGAAGTTCACAACCACGTTGGCGTAGCAACCGCTGTACAGTTCTTCGTCGTCGAAGATCTCTTGCTTCTGCTGGTCAACAACCTTTGGTGCGCGGTTATAGTTCGCGCAGCGCAGCATATACATGCCACGGTTTTCCTCGCCGCTGTACTTGTACGCACCGTCCTCCTTCGCGTCACCGTCCAGCAGTGGCGACTTGGAAGGACCCTTACCCAGCTTGGCGGCTCCGGCCGTTTTAGCCGCTGCAATAGCCTCGCGGATCGCGTCGAGCTGCGGGTGGTTCTTCGGGATCAAGCAGGTCGTAGACCAGACTCGCTGACCCTTATCGTTAAGCTTGCCTTTGATTGCGAAGCAGTAAGACAGACGTACATTTTTTATTACGATGTTGGTGCTCATAAGCCCTCCTGGGGCGTCTCGTCAGTGAAATAGGACAGCGAATCATACGCTGGCCTTTTATCGGATTCCGGTACAAGCGTTGGCTTGCCAGCCGGTTTCTCGATTAAGTTGCCGAGTATCTCGGCGAATGCTTTCTTACCTAACAGTTTTTCCATGGCCGTTATGCCCAGCAAACTACGCTCGTATATGAGCGCGGCGTCATAACCTTTTTCTATCAATGCCTCAGCAACGGCGTCCTGGTCAACGTACTTTCTGTTGCTGCGACCTTCGACTAACTTATAACCGTCCCAGCTTTTGCCCTCCAGGGCTTCGCTTAGTAGAAAGTCACCAAGTCCAGACAGCCAACGCGTTAAGCGGTCCGCCATGCCGTAAACTTCTAATATTTGCGCGTCTGTTAATATGCGCGGGTCTGCAAAGTCTAGGGCTGCCACTGCGTGCGCTTCTTTGGCAAGTGCAGCGCATTTGTTCTTTGCCTTACAAAAGCCACAGTGCGCGCCTGTTACTAGCGGGCCGTTTCCTGCCATAGCTTCGGCAGCTTTCGGCATAACGTAAACGTGGCCCCAACTTACAAGCTCCGCAGCGCTTAACTCGAAAACGCTTACAGCGTCCAGGCGGGGCTGGTGTATATGCAGTCGGACCGTTTCAATGTCGTACAGAATACTGTAAGCCTCTAAAGCGCCAAGTGCGTAAAGCTTTAGCTGTGAATTATCGACTGCAGAAACGCGAACGCCCTTGCCGTACTTAAGATCTATAATGTCTAAAACGTTGCCGCCTATTACGGCGTTGTCGACTGTGCCAAAACCTTCGGGCACGTACTTAGTAAGATCTACGCGCACCTCTGTAAACACTTCGGCGCATTCGTCGCGCTCTACAGCTTCGTTATGCACTTCGTAAATGTAGTCTACATACGTCTGCGTATGCTGGTCCATTTCTTCGTTAAAGTGCGCGTTTTGTGCCTTAAAGCCTCTAATTTTTGCTTTTAATACAGGCTCGTTGCCTTCGCCTTCAAAAGTGTAGCGCAGTTTAAGCTCTGCCAGTTCGTGCGCTGCTGTGCCCTCGTCTGCAAATATGCTGGACGTGTTCGGGTAAACGCTTTCGAGCTGCGCCGAAGGTGTACACGTTAGCCAACGCGAGGACCCAGACGCAGACAGCAGCGCGTGCGCTCTGTCCTTGTGGTCTATTGATGTTTCTTTGTTTGCCATTTTACAACGTATCTAAAAAGCTGTTAAACGCGTCGAAGTCTGCAGGATCCAAAGTAGAAACGCTAGCGGCTCCGTGAGTAGATAGCGCGGCTTTAATTGCCTCGCGCGTTTCTGGACGTGTTTTAATAAAGCCGCCAACGCGTCCGCGCAAATGTTCAAGGTCTAGGCCCTTAATTGTCGTTTTTTCCTTTTCTACAGGTGCAGCTGGTACCTCTACAGTTTCCGACTTTTCTACTTTTGGGCGTGCTGCTTTTGGTTTCTCTACTGTCAAGGGCTGCGCCTCTGTAGCTGTTACGCTTTGTCCGCCTAGTGCGTGCATAAAGTCAATGTATGCCTGCAGCTGTACTGGGTCGCATACGTTAATACTGCATGAAATGTTCATAATTTTCATTTATTTACTGTTTAATTGATTACTGATTGGAGCCGCCTGGCGCGGGCTGTTAATTAATACGCGGCGGAATTGGTCCGCCAGGGCTTTGTTGAAATTGGTAAAAAAAGCCGCCCTTTCTTCGTCGCTGTAATTGTGCCAAGGTGCCGCGGTTGCGGGGTCGTTTGGCGTTACTGTTTTGGATATTCTTAACATAGTTTTGAGGTTTTAAATGCGTTTTTTACTGTTTTACGTGTTAACTGATCTACTTTTTTACTGATTTCTTGAAGCAAATATACTGTAAAACTTTTGAATGGAAATAGTAAATTTCAAAAATGTTAAGATATTAACATGTTTCTGTTTATTTGTACGAAAATTAACGGTATAGGCCATTTGTTAAAATATGTTAAATATAAACAAGAATTGGCGTTTTATAAACAAGAATAAACAAAGGTTGTTTATGCTGAAAAGCCGCAGCAGTAAAGGGCTGTAGTGCTGTATAAACAATATAAACAAGAATATATATAAAACACTATATAGAAATAGCATAGGGAAATATAGAACTACAATTATACACTACGCGGATTCTAGGGTATTAGTGGGAAAAACTTGTTTGTTTTGTTTATAATTTGGCAAAAAATGGGCTGTAAGTCAGTCGCAGTGCGGTTTTATAAAATAAACAAGAAAAAAGGCCTTGTTTATGATTTGATTTTGTGCCAAAATGGTGTATAAAAATGGATTCTGTATTGGATTTTCATATTAAGTTGTATATTTGCTTCATGGAACGCAGTAACAAAAGCCTGTACGATATACGCTACGAGCGAATAGGCAGGGCTGTAGCAGCAGAACTACAGAGAAACAGACATTTCCGCAGGGAGGTGGCAAGGTTGCCTTTAGGCAGCAGAATTTTGCAGCTTGTCGATAGCGGCTACGACGCAAAAACGGATAAACCAAAAACAAAACTGCAGCGCTTTTTTGCGTTTGTGGGTAAACTTTTCAAAGGATGAAACAGGACAGCAAAATAAAAACTTTCTTTTTAACCACGGCGGGGCTTTTGCTGGTCGTGTTTATGTATTGCATTTTTGTAATTGATAAGGCCCTCTGCGTTTTTGCGGTTGGTCCGCGTATTGGTTTTCGCAAATGGCTGCATAACCCAAGCGTTAAAGTTTTACGCCAGGACGGCGAAATAGATCATAACCTGCAAACGGTTTCAGTTTTACGCGTTGCGTTTTTTGGCCTGTGCTACTTTATTTTTACATTGATATGGTAACGGCTGCCTATATACTGTTAACGCACGAAACGGACCCGCAGGCCATTGATTCGCCGCTATACGAAACGGCTGTTAACGCACTTGCGGACCTTTGCGCAAAGCTGGAAACTGAAAAGGACCAGGACGAGGCTATTTTTTCACCTAACGGGCTGCAGCATGGCACGTAAAAGCGAAGGTTTCGGCGACGATGTAGAGCGCGCGCTTTCAGTTTTAAGGCTCAAAAAGATAGCGGCGCTTATTGTGGGGCCCGACTGCCAGAGCTGCGCACAAAGACAAAAGCGCTGGAATGATCCACAGCTGCGAATAAACCAAATTTTGCATAAAAAATGATAACAGACGACAGCGAAACAGGCAAAAACTTAACGCCAAAACAGCGTATTTTTTGCCATGAATATGTAAAAGACTGGAACGGCACCAGGGCGGCACGCGCGGCAGGCTATAAAGACATTTCTGCTACTAAAGTGGCCTATGCAAATTTGCAAAAGCCAAACATAAAGGCATATATTGAGCACATACAGGCGGACCTTGCCAAACTGTCTGGCATTTCTGCTGTTAAGATTTTGGACGAACTTTCGAAAATTGCATTTTCTAGCATAGCGCAGCTGCATAATAGCTGGATCGAATTAGAAGCTTTTGAAGCTTTAACAGACGACCAAAAAGCAGCGATCGAGTCAATAGATACAAAGACAGAAACAAAGGACCTGGCGAACGGTGGCACTAAACGAGTTGACTATGTTAAAATTAAACTGTACAACAAAATTGCAGCGATTGAAAGCATTAATAAAATGCTAAGCTATAATGCGCCAACGAAAACAGATCTAACTACGAAGGGCCAAGCCATAACGCCAGGCGCAGCACTTACGCAGGACCAAGTAAACAAGCTAATTGAAAAGCTGTAATGCACGAAAGCGACGAGCTTAAAGAAGTATTAAGGCAGGCTGCAAAGACTAATTTTGTAGCCTTTTGCTATTTCTACGACTATGGTTTTTTTAAACGCCGCCCATTTTTAAAGGATATAGCGCTAGCGTTCCAGGACATAGCAGACGGCAAAATATTAACACTTTCGGTATCGCTGCCGCCGCGTGCGGGCAAAAGCTACATAACGACATTATTTTGCGCGTGGATCCTGGGACGTTTCCCAGAGGACAGCGTAATGCGCAACACATGTACGGCCCGACTAGCTGAAAAGCTAAGTTACGACGCGCGCGAAGTGGTAAAAAGTGAAAAGTTCGCCGAAGTATTTGAGGACGTGCGACTGTCCGACGACCGCGCAGGCGTAAGCGGCTGGAATACGAATAAATCTAAAAACGTGGGCTATTTCGGCCAAGGCGTTGGCGGTACAATTATTGGATTCGGAGCTACGAAAGTAGCCATAACGGACGATCTTTTTAGAAATATGGAGGACGCACTAAGCGAAACAATAAGAGAAAAAACGCACAGCTGGAAAGAAGCGACGCACGACAGTAGAAAAGAAAGCGGCTGCGCGGAAATTGACATAGGCACGCGCTGGACCAGGGACGACGTAATAGGCAAAAACAGCGAGGGCGGACACTACGACCGCGAAATTATTGTGCCAGCGCTGGACGACAAAGGGCAAAGTTTCTGCGAAAACGTAATGACAACGGCCGAGTATTTGAAGAAAAAAGGCAAAACGCGCGCCGAGATTTGGGACGCAGAGTACATGCAGCAGCCCGTCGATATTAAAGGCCGACTGTTCACGGATCTAAAAACGTTCACAGACTTAGACGCTGTATTGAAAAACTCGGAGGGCTGCGTCGCTTACGTGGACGTAGCGGACGAAGGCAGCGACTATTTGTGCGCGCCTTTCGGGCACATTGTAGGCGATCTTATTTACATAACCGACGTAATGTACACGAAGGCGAATACAGACGTAACTACGCCGCAGCTCGCGGGCCTTTTGAATAAATATAAAGTGCGCTATACTAGAGTAGAAACTAACGGCATGGGGGGCATATTTATAAAAATGCTGCGTAATTTAGTTACAGATACGTCAATAATTGGCATACATAACCGCCAGAATAAAATAACGCGAATTATAATGAGCAGCGACTACGTGCTGCGACGTTTCCGTTTCCTGGAAACAGACGAAGGCGAATACGGACAGTTTAAACGCGCCCTGCAGTCATTCCAAAAAGAAGGCGTAAACAAAAACGACGATGCGCCCGACGCTATTACAGGGCTGGCTGTAATGGTCCGCGGGTTTTTCCCGCACTTAGACGAATAAAAAAGCCCCGCATTTCTGCGAGGCTGGGCCGTGCGATAGAACGCAAAAGCGATTTTTACAAATGTAAAATAAGTTTTTTCTCGTCGTCTGTGAGTGTTAACTGCATAGCGATTTTTTCTAGTGCCTGCGCTCTACTAAGTAACGCCTGCGCGTCCTTGTTTTTGTCCTGCTGCAGCACGCTAATATGTTCAAACGACGGCGTAAGGTACAGCCCTTCTTTGTCAAGGCCCAGCTGCTTAGTGATTCCGTCGTACATTATTTCCGTGTCTGGAATTATCGTACTATTGTAGGCCTGCTTTTCGCCCATTTCCACGTTTGAGAAAGTAGATCCTGCGCCTGTAGGGTTTCCAAACATGTTAACATTCAATCCAAAATGATCTATTAACGTAATTTTGTCCGCCGTCAGTTCTTCGAAAAGCATTAAGTCTTTCGTTGGAAAAGACATAGGCTCCCAGCGCATACGTTTATCCGTTACGGCAACCTCGCCGTTATGGCGCTGTTTCAGATCGTTTAATATTTCTTTTTTGCCTGCGCTGTCTAAAGGTAGTGCGCCCTGCATATCGTTTGACTCTGTAGACAAAATACCAAGCGCGAAAAGGTTGCGAAGTAGTACGTTTCTTTTGGCATACTGCGCGTCGTTTATAACGG